CGTCCTCTGTATAGATTTTTTCTGGCTCTTCCTTTACAGATTCTGTTACTTCTTCTGTTTCCTCTACTGGTTCTGTTTCTACTTCCTCAGTATCAGCGGTATCAGTAAATTCTATACCTTCTTCAGTTTCTTCTGTAGTTTCCTCTACGTTTTCAGCTTCTTCAGCTAGATTTTTTGTTTCTTCTTCAAACATAAATCTTCCCTCCATTTTTTCTACTTGTGTTTGACTTCACAAAATCCATACAGTTTATACTCTTAAATGCTTGGAGTTATATCAAAAAAACAACTACTCTGTAGCTGCTTCTTGATTCATTTGATTTTGCATCATGGCATCGCTTATTTGTGCTGCTTGTACTTCTGCATCACTATTTAAGAAACCATTAGCATTTTGCATCATTATTTGAGATTGTGCATTTATTTGTGCTATCTTCTCTTGTTCTTCTTCTATCTTATCGCATATATCTAACAATTTTTGTTTAGGCATTGTAGCATCATCTGGTAATGTCTCAGCATATATTCTTAGTTCTCCTACTCTTTGTGCTGTAAAATATCCACCTTTTAGTAGGTTCTCTAATGATAATTCTTGAGCATATTTATCAAATGGTGATACTGGAGTAACATCAACTTTAACTGTACCTTTTAAGTTCTCTAATACACTTGCAGGTATTTCTACTAATGTTGTGTATTCTTCACCAGTCATAGGATCTGTTTCATCTTCTTCTAATGTCATTCCGTTAGGAGTATATACAGTCCACATATCTAGCCATATTCTTGCTAGATCTTCTATAAATCTCTTTAATCCTGTTGCTTGTTTACTCATTGGTTGTTTTGAAGCATTTTGTATAGCTAATATTGCTCTACCACTTGCTTGTTCTGGATTTATACCACCTGTTGCTATATCTCCAGCATTTTTAAGTTCTCTTGTTATTGAAATAATGTCATTTGTAAGTTTTCCTACATCTGTTGACATACTAGCAGGTTGAATGTATGTAAATATCTTTGATACATCATCAACTTGTCCTGTTGTCTTAATTATTCCACCTATTCTATCAACTGCATCTGGATTAGCAATCTTTTCAGGATTTATTACTTTTTGTACATATGCACTTTGTTTAACTGTTAGACATACTCTCATGAATGTTTTATTTAATTCTAATTGGTTAGGAATTAGATGTCTTACTTCGCCTTCACCTCTTGCATTTCCTTTTTTCTCACTCCATACAAAATGTGCTACTGGATATAAAGTAAGTTCTGTATCTGTAGGTTCTTCTATTACTACCTTTTGTACTGCTTTACTGTACCATACAGTTCCATTTTCCTTCCACATCTTAGTTATTAATGTACACATATCATTCTTTTCAAGTTTAGCATCGTCTCCAGCTTGAGATTCTGTGTTGTTATCTCCTACTATGTATTGTATCTTATCTTTTGATACTCCCATCTCCTTAGCTAGTTCTCTTACTATTGAGACTGGTTTTCTTTGTCTTATTATGATATATGGTTGACTTTGTATATCACTTGATTGTTCATTTCCATATTGAATGTCGTTTTTTTCTATAACTTCATTAATAGGATTTTGATTGTCTTTATCATATGCAACATACATTACACCTTCATCATTTATACAACTATCATCAGATATTTCTCTTATCTTTTGATCCATTTGATCTTTTTCCCATACTTTAGCAGCTTTTCTATCTAATAATTCACATACTCTTTCAGCAGTCTTTCTATATTCTTTGCTTTCAAAGTTTTCACTACTAAACTTAGGTGCCCATAGATTCTCATTGATAGTTGATGTCTTATAATTTACTATTGTTTCTATTATGTTATATTGTACGGGTTCAATACCTTCTACCTTAACACCATACCATTGATCTCCATTATACATACGATAGTTTCTATCTGTATCTGCAAATATGTTTCTCATACGCATATAATTAAGGCCTTTTTCGTATTCTTCCCATATATCTGTATTCTTTATTTCTTCTAGATCCATGCTCTCACCTCTCTATCTTTTATTTTGGTATTTCCTTTTGTCCTAAATCTGTACCATCATAGTTATCTATGTTTTCCATCATTACAGACAATTTATCAGCTTCTTTTTCTACTCTTGCTGTTTCTAAGTGTCTTTCTATTGCTTTAATAGGATTAGGTACTTCTACCTTAACCTCTTCGCCTTTTACTATCTTTTGTCCTACTCTTGCACCTATAACAAACGATAGTAATAAAAAAACACCGAATATGGTGCATATTATTATAGTATCATTCATTATTTAGCCTCTTTCTTTTTAGTAGGTTTCTTAACTTCTTTTGTTTCTTTAACTTCTTTTTTAGGTTCTTCTACTATATTGTATCTTTCTCTAAATACTTTCTTTTTCATAATATTTCTCCTTTCAATGCTCTATCTGATACACTATTCTCTCTAGGATAGTTGTAATGATATAATGTTTTGTTTGTAAACTTCATTGTTGGTTTCTTCTTAAGTAACCTTTCATTGAATAATTTATCTTCTGCATATATCAAATCAGGATAGCGTGTAGCATCAATAAACGACCTTTTAAGCAGTTTTGATTGTCCGCATATCTCTTTTATGTTACTCTTATTTAATCTCCATACAGAGCCACTATTTAACTCTAGATTATAGAATATCATGTCTTCTTTGGCATCCTCTAAGATTTCTTCTAACACTTCAGGATAAATATAGTCATCTGCATCTAACATCATTACATATTCACCTTTAGCATTATCTAATATCTTATTTCTTGCATATCCTGTGCCTTTATTGGCTTTATAGGATATTACTTTTATATTATCGTAGTCTTTTAGTCTATCTAATGTGTTATCTGTTGATCCATCATTTACTACGATTATTTCTATATCATCTCTTTTAGGAATACTCTCGATTGCTCTTCCTATATTCTCATAGTTATATACTGGTATTCCTACTGTTAGTTTATACTTGTTTTTAAGCTTTTCTTTACTTAGTTTTACCTCTTTAGGTATTACTATACTATCCCATAGTTTTTTACTCTCATGAGGTGTATATGAGAACTTAGGAATGTTATTGAATATATCATCCATATTTAAGTTTCTCATATCAAAATCAATTATCTTTGCATTAGTTTCATCTACCATTGCATCTTTTAACATTGGTAGCTTTGTTACTATTACTGGAGTACCTAGTGTTAAAGGTTCAGTTAATCCGTATGGATAACCTTCTGTATCACTAAGCAATAAGCAATATGTAGCATTCTTTATCTCTGGTAGTATGTTTAATGTAGGTTCATATAGTTCTACACTTTCATACTTATCTAAATCAAATGGTAGATCAGTAAATATCTTTACTTTCATCTTCCTATTGTTTAGTCTTGCATATTCTTCTGCTTTCTCTATAAAATACTCTAATCTATGTCTTCCCTTCTCTTTTGACAATCTTCCAGCATATAAAAACGTAATAGTTTCATCTTCTACTATTACTGGATTCCATAATACTTTTACTTCTCTATCAAATCTCTTTGCTGCATGATCTGCTGCTGTCTTAGAACATCCATATACTTCTACATCATCTGGTATTTCTATATGTCCGTCATACTCATCGAAATAATCCATATCACAATGTATTATCAGTATCTTTCTTTTACACTTTAGATTACCTCTTTTAAGTGCATCTCTCATTGCATACACTGTTGGAAATATTATAGTCTCACACTCTACTGATTGGCCACAATCCATAGCGTATGGTATATTTAATCTCTTTAATTGCTCTATATTACAATCGCTTCTACGATACATAAATCCTAAATTATCAGGATACATCTTATTTAGGTTATATAACCATGTTTCTATACCACCTACTGGGCATAAACTTTCATAGTATATTAATGTATCTACACTCATAGGCATCTTCTTCATTATCATTTCATAGCCTATGTTTTTTCTTCTTTCTTCTTCTTTTTGTTTTAATACATCTGCTAACATTAAACCACCACTATCTTTTCACCATAGTCTTTATGTATTGACATATCTGGATCAAATGATTTAAAGAACTCTTGCTCTGGTGCTATTGGTTCTTCTTTTAAACTAACTTGACTTCTACTTTCGTATGCTATTGCTAGTGCCATCATTAGATCGTCATGTCCTCCGACTGGTGCTTCTATTCTTCCTTTTTCGTTTCTTATTATAGCTAGTAGTTCTAATATCGTAGCTTCATCATTTAATAGTTCTGTGTTTTCTCTTACTATCTCTATTAACTGACTTATTATTGTTGGCCTTGTTATACTTGTTGTTCTAAATCCGAACTTCTTTTCTAACTTGCCTGTATAATCATCTATCTTTTCTCTTACATACATTTGATTATATCCTAGTCTTTGTAGTTCTCTTATAGGATAACTATCAAAGTTGGATTCAATACTTATTAAGGCATTCTTATAATACTTACCTAAGCAATACATTTGTCTAGTGTATTGATCTGCATCGAATTGATGTCTTAATACTGCTACTTGTTCCCCACTCTTAGCATCTAGTACTTGTCCTATATAGTAATCTGATCCATCTCCTGCTGTATCTCCACCTATACAATACTTTGTTACTACTGGACTATTTGGTACTTGATATATATTTATATAACCATTTCTATCATTTACCCATTTAATATCTGTTATCTTAACTCCATCATATTTATAATCAAAATAACCTGTCTTTAATGGTTTAGGTATTACTTGTAATCTTTCATTTAGTTTCTTAGCATCGAATACTGTCTTTCCTAGTACTCCCCATTGCCCTAAACAATATACGTTATAATAATACTCATCTGTTTCTTTATAACTTTCTAGTAGTCTCTTATAATCTTCATCTAAGAAATCATTATCTTTGTATGTACTATGAAAAACTGTTGTATTATCATCTTTACTATCAAAGAACCTTCTTTTTAACCAATGATTAACATCTATAGGGTTGAAACTTATTACTATTTGTTTCTTTGTTCCTGCACCTCTTAAACGTACATCTAACTGATTAAAGTCTGATTCTAATATCTCTGATGCTTCTTCTATCCATATATCTGTTAGTTCGCCTTTACTAAATGTTATAGATTTTAACTTTTCTACATCATCTAGTCCTGCGAATATTATTTCATTCTCATTTAATAAACATTTTATTCTTAAATCACTTTCGTTTATTTTAAAATACTTCTTTAAGTTCCATTTAGTTACTATTTGTTTTATTAATGCAAATGTACTATCTCTGTTTGATTTTCCTGTGTTTCTTACTACTAATAAATTAAATTTACTATTCTTTAGTAGTTTATATATCCATCTCTCGGCTACAAAATAACTCTTTCCCGATCCGGCTCCACCATATAATACTAAATATCTACTATCATTATCTAAATATGGTAGGAATGCTTTATTAAATACCTTTTTAGATATTGTTATATTTGCTTCCATTAATCATCACTTAATCCTACATTGATAGTAATGTCTGTATTTACATCTGCTTCTACTTTATCTGTTGGTTTTTCTCCTATAGTATCTCTTAGAAATGTACTAGCAGATACATCTCCATCTGATGCTTTAGCTATTAATGCACTTACTATATTTTCCAAACTATCACCAAGCTTTTTCTCTATAGCTTCTTTAAATAGTTTCTTTTCTCTTTTAGCTTCACCAGATTTGATTCCACCTTTTCTACCATTAGCCACATTTTCTTCATGTGTTCTCATAGATGCTGGTATTACATTATCTGTGCCTGGTTTCATGCTATCACCTTCCTATTTCTCATGTTCTTTTAACCAATCTATATATTTAATACACTCTGCTGGTGTTCTAAATATCTTTAATACTCTACAATATGGTTGTAAGTCTCCTTTGTTATCTCTTATTTCTTTCCATTCTTTTAATCTTACATACCAACTTTTAGATTTGCTTATTCTTCCATATTCATATTTCCCCATCTTTTAAGTACCCTTTCTAATTTTTCTTTTCTAACATATCTATCTTTCCAATATTTATATTGATATGCTGTTCCATTTAAGAATACTAATAACTTATCATCTTCTAATACCCTTACTGGTATACCATGTAAAGTCATTTTAAATACTATCTTGTCTATTACTTTTATATCCTCATGATGATATATATATTTATATTCATTGTTTATAAGTCCATCTATTTCATACATATACATCACTCTTTCTTATTTACAGGCTACAAAGGACAATAAGGATAATAGCAACATGGTTAATTTACTAGAAAGTATATGAAGGTGATACTTGGGAAGTATTTGGATATGTTCTTCCTTTGTAACCATAAATAAAAAAAGAACGCTTTTAACGTTCTTGCCTTTTCAACTCTTAAAAGAGTCAAAGGTCATATGTAGTGCTTATTATTAGCACCATTGAATAGATATGGCGACGGTTATACATCATTTCTTTAAGAACAAGAAGAAGTCGTTACTATATCTACTCAATGCTACCAATAAACTGACCTATTATTAGTAGCACTTTTCATGAATATGAAAAATAAAATCGGATTAGTACTAAATTAATAGTACTACACTAATGATATAAAGGCTATAAGTTAGAAGTAGTGTCCTCTTTCTAACTCTTGACACGCCAACTGGTTGCCACCCTGCAATATTTTATATATCATCAGTGTACTACCATTAAGGCAGTACGAATAAAACGGGGTTTTTGGTTGTGATATTACCCTTGGAATACTTGATAGTATTCCATATTACAATTATACCACTTAAAATGTGTATCATAGGTGTATCAATTGCTATTGACCGCATCTTTTTTGCTTATATCTGTTGTATTTTGTTCTTGAATACCCTTCTGCATAATGTAACATACGATCTATTTGTCTCCAACTCTTTTTTTCTTCTTCTTTTAGGTATCTTATATACCCTATTTCGTCTTCTTGACTAAATCTTTGTATCTCTTTTGCTATATAACTCTTATATGAATATATAGAAGCTAATAAACCATATATTTTATTATCATATTCTTCATCTTTACTTACATAATTTAAAAATATATCTATGTTAGTATGAGAACTATCTACTATTATATCTTTAATTTGCATTGCCTTAGGTTGTGTTCTTAAGAAGTTTATATTCTTTTGTGTTAAATATACATCTAATTCGTGTTCTAACTTCTTTATTTCATTTTTTGCTTCTCTTATCGTTAAATGTTTCTCCTGAATCATATTTTTCTCCTATCGTTTTAACATTGTACATTAATGTTCTTATATGTCCTGCTGTTAATCCAAATAAGTATCCTTGTAAATGATCATCATACATACAATTTTCTTCTATATATTTTTTTATATATTCTAATTGTGCTTTTAGTTTTAGTAATTCTTCTTTTTCAGTCATTCTTTTCACCCTCATAATTTTCTTTTCCTTCTAATATATTTATTGCGTTTGCTACTGCTTCTGCATATTTATCACCATGTGCAAGCATTTTGTTTGGCATTATACATAGTGGTGTGATTTTTAGTAGTTCTTCTTTTGCTTTTTCGTTTCTTAATCCATAAGTATGTGCATAATTATAGTTATGCATTTTATCTATATATAATTCTTTATTTTCTTTTTTTAAATTTGTTATATGTTCTAATATTTTTTTTGCTTCATTAACAGATATATAATCTTCAGCGTATCCTTTTCCATCAATTATGTTTTGTAAACCTTCTAATATTTTATTCATTATTATCACTTTCTTTTATTCTTTTGTCTCTGTAGTAATTAATTACTTTTACTGCATCATTTAATGTTATTTTTCCGTCTCTGTTAGTATCATATTTCACGCAAGGAATATTAAATATAATAATCATTGCTGATACTCCTACTAAAAATCCTAGTAACATATATATAATTTCTCTTTTTTTCATATTATTACCTTTTCTTTCTAAATAATCATTGATTAATTTACTTACTTCTTCTTTTGTATCTGCTACAATCATTTTTCTTATTTTGTAATCAACTATTGCAACATTCTTATTTTCTGGGTGTTTTTCTGCTGGTATGTACTGTACTATTTCAACATCTGCAAATCTACTTTTATCTAATTTAAAGCCATCTATTGTAAATATATTTATATTTTTTAAATCTTTATTCATACTTATTCTCCTTTGTTTTTAAGATAATCTATTATTTCATTGATTTTATTTGCTAATTGCCTTTGTCTATTATGAAAATGTTGCTTATTTAATTTTTCAGGTATTTTCTTTTCTTCTTCTAGGATTTCTACTTCATCATTTAAACATTCATTTATTGCTTCATCAAAATAATTAGTAAATAATCCATAAAATCCACATTCCATTTCATTATAATCTTTATTGCAAATATCATAAGTCCATATTCTGTTATCATATTTTATTTTTTTAGGTTTATCTTCTCCATTTGCTATTTTATTTAATAAATCTATTATCTTCATATTAACCTCCTAAAATGGGAGAATATCATCTAAATCTTCTATTTCTTCACCAAATTCTTTAAATGGATCTGATTCTTTTTTTATTTCTTCTTTTGGCTCATTATTTGCACTCTTTATTTTTTCAATAAAAGTTATTTCATTTACTAACACTTTTGTTGTTTTAATTTTCTTTCCTTCTTTTTCATAAGTATCTGTTTGTAGTTTTCCTTCTATTGCTACTTTTACCCCTTTATCACAATATTTACATATCATTTCTGCTCTTTTATTCCATGCTACACAGTCTATAAAGTCTGTTCTTTCTTTATCTCCATATCCTTCATTTATTGCTATAGTAAATTGACATACAGAGTTTCCATTATTTGTATTTCTTAATTCTAAATTACTAACGATACGTCCGATTCCTGCAAAATTATTCATTATTCTTCCTCCTCATAAAACATTTCTACCCTTATTAATCCTTTTTTTGTTTCACATACCCTATAATCTTTTTCATCTATGTAGCAGTTTTTGCTTCTTCCAAATTTATCATCTTTTACATATGTATATTTTTTTGGCAATTTATAAGCTACTGCTAAAAATGTAATTGTTAATATAATCGTACCCAAAGCCACTCCTGAGATTCTTAATATCAAATCTCTTAATTTCATCTTAAACCATATATAGTTACACTTTTATTTGTGTATTCACACTTTTTCTTTCCTAAAGTGTCTACTACTCCTTCCTCACATAATTCTGTTAATCTTGGCGCAGTAAAGTTGCGTTCACTGCTTGGTATCCAATTCTTTTTAAACATTGCTACTGCTATTTCTTTTGCTGTCATTGGTTCTTTATTTTCTGTAAGTATTTCTATTATTTGTCTATATCTTTTTTTCTTATCTACTTCTTGTTCTGATTCTAATCTAGTTTCTAGAGTTATATGTTGGCCTGGATTTCTTTTTTCATAATTGTTCATCTGATATAACTCCTCCCTTAAACTTTTTGATTTCTTTTAAAGTATTTTTTCTTATTTTTTCTTCCACTTTCACTCTTTCTTGTTGTGCAAATTCTAAAATTTTATTTTGTGTATTTATAAAATCTTTTTCACAATCTTCACATAAATCAAAGCATTCGTCATAATAACCGCATTGATTTTCTTCTGGTATTTCTTTACCACATTTATCACAAGTTACTTTAATCATTGATTTCCTCCTTATTTTTTTCTTTTATTTTTTTAATTAATTCGTATTTAAATTTAGTTTTATCGTCTTTATAAACTTTTCTCCCACACCAGCTACAGATATGATAATCTTTTACAAAAAACATACTATGTCCACATTCACATTTAATTGAATTATCTGCAATAAAACGTCTTTTCTTTTCTAGTTCTTCTAAAGATAACATTATCTACTATCCCCATTCATTTGCTTTATTAACGCTTCTATTTCGTAATCTTCTAAAGTTTTTATTCCTAAGTTTCTAGCTTCTTGCACTAATCCATCTATGAATATTGACATTTCTTTTGTATTATATTGGCTCGTGCCTTTGAATATTAAATAACTCTTAAAAGTATTATTATTTTGTTTGAATGTTCCTACTTCTTCATAGTATTTGAAATAATCACTTGGCCTTATATTTGCTAACATACTTACATAATCCCTTTGACCATATTCTTTTAACATTCTTTCATGCACTTCTTCTTTAGATAGTCTTAGCGCGTTCGCTATCTCATTTTGTAGTACCCAAGAATAAGCATTCGCATCTAGACTTCTTTTATTTTTGTGTTTGTCTATTTTTACGTCATATATAACGTCTTTTTCTAGGTTATATAGAAATTGTTGTATATCTGTTTTATTTCCTGTAAACGACTGCATATTACACCTTATTTAAGTTTCTTTTTGAGTATCATTATTGCATTTTTTAATTCATTTATTGTTAAATCATTAGTACTTTCTTTTTTGTAATTATTTAGTACTTTATCTAAATCTGTTTCTGTTTTTACTAATAACTCTTGTAACTCTGTTTCAAGTTCTATTCTTTCATTTAAGTCTGTTTCTTGATTGTTTATAGCGTTTGTTACTTCTTCTGCACTTGCTACACTTGTGTCTATTCCTATTCCACACATAGCCATACAACGGCCTATACAACTAGTCTCGGCATTTTCAATATACGAAGTCTTATTTATGAATGTACTATTTTCTTTTTCGTATGCTGTACCAGTTGCTAGTATATGTTGTGTACCATCTTCGTTGTAATAACCTGCTACTGCTTTCATAACAACTACCCCATCTTCATTGCTTAATATTTCAGTAGTAATGAATCCTTCTGGATATAGCATTCTAAATGCTTTTATTCTTTGATTTACTTCTGCATATTCTTTGCCTTTGATGTTTGTTGTCATTATTGTTTCATTAACTTTTTTAATATCTTCAAATTTCATACTACTCACCATATCCATTCTCTAAGCAATCTTGACATATATTTTCGTCATATCTTTCTTCTAACAAATCTTCATTTACCCATTCTCCACAAGCATCACATTTGCGATATGTTGCCTCGAACTCATATTGAGCTTCTTCGTTAAGATCATCTATTAATTTCATTGTTTTTGTGTCTATGTTTGATTTTGCTTTTTCTATTGTTTCTATTAAGTCATCCAAAATATCTATTAATTCTCTATTTTTCATTTTTCTTCCTCTTTCTAAGAATTGATCTAAGTCTTTTATTTTCTTCTTTAACTACGCTTAGTTCATATTCTAGTTTTTGTATTTTTGTATCTAAATCTACTATTAAGTTATTTCTATTAACCATTACTTCATGTACTAGTTCATATAAGTTTTCTAAGTTTTGTTTATTTTTTGTTTTAAATATATTTTTTATTTTTTCTAACATTTAATCCTCCAAATTTAATTCTTTTATTCTTTTTTCTGCTTCTTCTTTGCTATCACAAAATTGATAATAAAATTCTCTAGCTAATTGTCTATCTTCTGCATCTATTAGTTTTTTAGGTACTTCTATGTCTAACCACTCTGTTTTTGTTTCTTTTTTTTGATTTTGTAAGACTCTTTGTAAGTATCTAATTGAATCTGTATTATTTTGTTTACAAATTTCTACTGCATTTTTTATTTCGCTTTCACTAAAATTTTGTTTTGAAATATATTCTAAAATTTCATAATCATTTCTGTAAAAAGTTTTTCGAAAGTTTTTTTCGACATAATTTATTAAGTTATCTATATTCATATATACATTCCCAATTCCCAATTTACATTTACATTTTCATTCTACATTTTCATTTTCATTTACATTAGGTTTTTTATTTTAATAACCAGTGGTTTTTGTTTTTATTAACCAGTGGTTTTTTTCTTTGGCCTTCCACCTTTTTTGCCATCCTTATATTTTTTGTTATTTGCTACTAATTGAGGTGTTATTAATTCCATAATCATTTGACCAATTCCATCATCTAATTCAGTAACATTTTCATTTAAACCTAGCTCACAGATAGCGTCATATATATCTGCTTTTAATTCTTTATCTGTGATCTTCTGCAATGCTTTATAGAAACTTCTGTAAAATATAAAACTATCTTTCATTGTGGTTTCCTTTCTACGATTTGCTTTTTTAGTTAAAATCTGCTATAATGTTTACAGATTTTATTTATTAAAATCGAATTTAGTTTTGACTGATTTGTGTATGCATTTCAGTCTTTTTTTGTTCTAAATCATTAAGTCTGTTTCCTAGTGTTATAGATCCTACTATTACTACTAGAAATAATGTTGTAATAATAAGCACACTTTTAACTGAATCTTTTAATTTGTATCTTTTCATATTCTCACCCTTTCTATATTCCAAATTTTTTTCTTACTAATTTAGTAAGTGCTAAGTATTGTTTTGTTTGAGGAACAAAATAATTTTTTTCTTTCATTTCCTCTTGTATCATTTTGATATATTCAACACATTTATTAATTCCTAAGTTTGGTATTAATATTTTTAAATCTTTTGCTGTTATATATGGTTGATTTAATATTTCTTCTTTTGTTTTCATCTATTCTCCTTTTTCTGATGTCACGTTAAGTAACGTTTTATGCCAAATAAAATCATATAAGTTCCAGTTTAAAACATCACTTATAATAAAACCTTGTGCTAAATTAATTCTTTCAGGATTATTTTCTAAAGTCATGTAAGTTTTAGTTGACATTCCAAGTTTTTTAGCCATATCTTCTTGATTAATTTTGTTTTTAAATCTTTGCAATTTCAGTTCATCACTTATTATTCTTTTTTGCTCTTCAGTCATTCTTCTACCTCCTATCTAAGACCATTATATGACACTCTCCGTGACGTGTCAAGTGTTTTTTACACAAAAAGTGTAAAATATGTTGAGAAAAGTGGAATTTAGTGGTATTATTTAAGTATAAAAGAGGTGATGAATGGTGAATAATTACTTTCCTAAAAATCTCAAATATTTTAGGAATAAAAGACACATTGATCAGCAAGTAATGGCTGATAATTTAGGAATTTCTCGCTCAACATTAAGTAGTTATGAAAATGGTGTAAGAAATCCTAATCTCGACATGGTGTATAAAATTGCAAAATATTTAAAAATCTATGATGATTGTATAACTAAAGATTTAACTATTGATGATGTTCCTTTAACACAGCAAGAATTGATATTTAATGAATTTAAAGATTATTTAACAGAAAACGATTGGAATATCATTAATACAATAGCAGTACAAAGAAAAAATGAAATAGATAAGGAGAAAAAAGATGAGTAAAACTTTTGAAGAGACTATTAAAGAAATAGAAAAGATAAATAAATCTCTTGATAAAATGAAAGCACTTATTCCTAAAGCTACTGATGAAGAAAAAGAACAAATATATGTATTTATGGAATATTTAGAACAACAATATAGGGAATTACAAATTAAATTATGGAATTATGAAAGGAGCAAAAACATATGATACTTAGAATTATTAAAAAGATTGGTATGGTTATTGCAATATTAGTAATGGCTACTCCAGTTTATATTCTATATAATATGAAAAATATAGATTCATGGATATTTTTATTAATCATTTCAATCGCTTATGACGTCTATATGTACTCAGTTATTTCTTACACAAATGAAATGGACGAATTTAAAGAAAAATTTCCAAAGATTATAGATCTTTACAAAACATTAAAAAAGCCAGACGGCAAAGAATTTACAGACAAAGAAAAATATGATTCATTTATCGAATTGGTTAATAATTCAATTATAAAAAAAGATATATTTAAATAGAACTCACAGGGGAGTGATATTATGGCTGTATATGAAAGCAAAAATCCTACCAAAGATGGAAGGAAGTATTTTTTTAGAATAAAATATAAAGATATATTTGGAGAAACTCATGACTATACATCTCCAAAATTTAAAAATAAAAGAGATGCTACAGAAGAAGAGGCAAAATATAGAACTAAAATTAGTAATAAAGATACAATAACTTCTTCTGTAACATTTAATCAAATATTTAACGAATATATAAATAGTAAACTTAATGAAGTAAAACCACAATCTATTATTAAAATTAAACAAAATTATAAATTATTAAAACCTTTAGAGAATACTAAAGTAAATGATTTTGACTTAAAAAAATATGACAACCTAAAAAAATATATTAGTGGCTTTGATCTATCAATAAATTATAAGAATAAATCTATAACTTTATTAAAATCATTAATAAGTTATTCTAACAAGTATTATAATACATCTGATAGAATGAGTAAGTTTATTGAAAAATTTAAATTAGTAAATGAAATAAAAAAAGAAATGGATTTCTTTACATTAGAAGAATATAAAAAGTTTGATTCAGTAATTGATGAATTTGATTGGCATGTATTTTTTGAAATGTTATATTATTTAGGAATTAGAAAAGGTGAATGTCAAGCTCTTACTTTTAAAGATATTGATTTCAAAAAAAATACTATTTCTATAAAGAAAACTCTTACAACTAAAATAAGAGGACAAAAATGGACGATTTCAGCCCCTAAAACAAAAAATAGTATAAGAGTACTACCCTTACCAAAAAAATTGCTAGAAGAACTTAAAATAATACAAAAACGTGCATATTCCTACAATAATTATAATAACGATTGGTTTATTTTTGGTTTTGCAGTTCCTTTTACAGAAACTACTATTAAAAATAAAAAAGATTTATATTGTAAAAAAGCAAATTTAAGGCAAATAAGAATACATGACTTTAGACATAGTTGTGCAAGTTTATTAATTAATAATGGTGCATCTATTATGTTAGTATCAAAATACTTAGGTCATAGTAATATAACAATAACATTAAATACATATACTCATATGTATAAATCTGAGCTTGAAAATATATCAAATTTATTAGATAATTTATAAAAAAGTGTGTTTCAAAGTGTGTTTGGTAAAATAAAAAGCCCTTAAATAAAGGGCTAAATGACTATATGGCGCCTCTTGTAGGTTGAATATTAAGTCAACTATATAATACAATTCCCCATAAATACGGACTTTATCAAGTGGGGAAACACTATGAAATACATAAAAAAACTATAAAAGTGTGTTTGGAGTGTGTTTGAAAATGAAAAATAAAACAAGTAAATTAGCAAAATTAGAAAAGAATAGATTTAGTGTATTCCATGATGGAAAATCATGTTACCTTTGTGGTAGTGATTATCAATTAACATGGGATGAAATATTTAAAGGAAGAAACCGTAAGAACTCTATGAGGTATGGATTCTGCTTAAGATTATGTTTAGATTGTCATAGAAGAATAAACGAAGACTATGAATATATTAATAATTGGCAAAGAAAAGCACAAAGATACTTCGAAGAAAACTATGGATCTCATGATGAATTTATTAAAATATTCTATAGAAACTATTTATAAAAAGAGATAGTGAAACACTACCTCCCCGTAACAGTATAACATAAAAAAGTAGAAATTAATCTACTTTTATTTGTACTGCGTCAATCTCTTTACCATATATTCCAGCATAACCTGATTTTGTATTATCCCATTTATCTACCCAATCAAGCCAATTGCCATTTTTAATATGTACCCTATATACTATTTTATATTTGTCTGATGTGATTTGAATACCATCTATTGGTTTTTTATTACCAGCATAGTTGTCTCTATTAGTAACACTTGGCAACCATCTATTTCCTTCTATTTGATGCACTCTATATTTAATGTTACCTTTTGTTAAGTTAATAAATATGCCACCTACACTATGTCCTATATTACCAGCATAGTCACTATCATTTGTTACATTTGGTAGCCATTTTTTCTTTTTGCAATCGTAAGTTTGATATATTACATCTGGTTTAATTTCTTCATCTTTATAATCTACCATACCATAACCTAGTATAGTTTTATATCCTATTTTGTATTTAAATTTATATACACCATCAGTGTTTTTTCCTGCATTTCCTTCTACAGTATACACATAGTTATTATCAACGTTGTATACTATACCTATATGTGATGCAGTAGCGCCTTTTGAAGTTGGTTTAAATAGTATTAAATCACCTTTTTTAGGCTTTAATGAGCCATCTAACCAAAGTCCTCTTTCTTTATACCAATTAACATATGTTCCACATCCAGCAGAATATGGTATTGATTTTTTTAATATTCCTACTTGATCTGCACACCAATCCACAAACAAAGCGCACCATGCTACATTGTTTTTTCCAAAATACGCACCGTACTTATTATCATTATTTTTTCCTTCTTTATATCCTACTTGGCTTAAAGCCACGTCTATAAAGCTATTTCTTTTACTCATATTATTCTCCTTTTTTATAATTGTAGTTAGATATACCAGTTATTGTTCCTAAGAATGTTGCAATAGCTGATATTGTCAATATAATTATTTCTGTGTCAAAATTATATATTTGTCCTAATGTTCCTATTAAAGTAATAAGTGCAGGCACAAATATAATTAATGTCCATTTAAATATGTTGTATACTTTGTTGTTTAATTTCATAATATCACTCCTTTTATTATATATACCACCTAAAGTATGTATCATAGGCGTATCAATTTTATAATAAAAAAGAGCACTTCTGCTCTTAATTAACAAGCCAAACACTTTCTACTTTTCTATCTCTACAATCAAAGGTGTCATATACTACTCCATTTTTACTGCATACTATATGGCCTTTCATTGTAATTAAAATAGTATTATTGGGAAACATTCCAGAAACATATCCAACACTTCCATATATTCCATCTAACCTTTGATAGGTTCTATCTAAATAGTTTCTGACAAAGTCCCTTTTATCTAACAATGTTCCTTCATATTGTGCTATATCACTTAAATAATCGTATACATAATCCCATGATTTATTTGTAGCACATGAGATAGCTCTTATAACACAATCATCTTCATATTTATTTAGTGCATTTGCATTGTAATACTTATACATTATCTCATACTTCTTTGCAATGTTTCATTTAGCATTTGTTTTTGTTGTGGTGTATCTGCTTCTTCGTGCAATACTTTGATAAAATCCTCTAACGCTTTTACCATATAATGGAATGATTTATCTGCTTCTTCACCAGCACCATATGAACGGCTTTCCATGTATCTTCCATATTCTCCAGCCATTCTATCCATTTCGTCTTCTCCACGATACCTCATATCACGTCCACGTCTTCCGTAACGTCCATATTCACCATAGTTTCCATAAGCACCATATCCTTCTCCGTATGCTCCTCTACTTGGACCTCTTCCACTATAATTTCCATAATTCATATTTTTATCCTCCTTTGCCATGTGTTTTATTTTAGATAGCTTATATAAATATTCCACATTGTTAGGTTGAATATCACTATCTAATATTTCTTTTATTTTCTTTTCTGTACACTCAATTACTTTTTCTTCCATTTTCTTCTCTCCTTTCTTTAAGGATTTTTAATATTTCTTCTTGGTTTTTAATAATCTTTTCAAAATATTCATTATCTTGTCTTTGAAGTTCTTGCATTAAGTCCGTATTGTTGTAATCTTTAAATAATATTTCTAAACTTAATGTTTGTAATACTAAACCAAGTTTATTAATAAAATCGTTGTTATTCATTAAGCAATTTTTTCAATAATAATATTTGCATCTTTAACTGTAGGTATTTCAGTAGCAACTGCAGGAGTTATTCCTCCTATTGCTGGTATACTTCCTACTGCAATTGTAGTGTTAATTCTAGGACATATTCTTATTAATTTAGTACATGAAACATTAGTATATACTCCCTCAGTAGTAGTGTTAAAATCCATCTCAGTACCCTCTAAATCAGTTCCTGTAGCCGTTTTTATTGCTAGTGCACCCTGTCCTACTGGTGAAGTCACATTACCGTTAAAAGTTATTTTAAATGTTCCACCACCTAATATAGTGAAATCACTTCCTCCTGGTATATATTGTAACCATCCACAACAATCGGCGCTTCTACTCCTTACATCTACAAAATCAAAGTTAATATTATCAATATTTGAAGTTAGTGCTTGAGGTTCGCTTAAATAAGCTTGTATCATATTATCTCTCCTTTCTGTAATAAAAAAGAATAGGGACTTGCCCTATTCTCATACGTTCCATTTTGGAACACGTGTTAGCAAGTTCTCGTAATCGAGGCTGTCGTAATCGACTTTATGCTATTAAAAACTTGTTGCGTTTCCGTAGAAACCATTGTTACATCCACATCCATTATTGCAACTAAATATTGGTTGACTTCCATATACTGGAACTGTTCCTACTGGACAGTTTTTCAATTCATTATAGATGTTTGAAGTAATTGCTTGAGTTTGTGCAATTTGACTTGCTCTTAAATCAGCCATTTGTAATTGTCTGTTTAATTCTGCTATTTTATCATCTTTTTCGTCTAATCTATCTCTAAAGATTTCATCAATTATTTTTTGAGTATTAGCAGTTTGATTTACAAGGATAGATTGACCAATTTCTCTTAATACTTCACGATCACTGCAATTTTCACTAATTACTGTTGACTTTAAGTCTTGAGTAGCTAGGCGATTTTCACAGCAACAATCAGCAAATTGGCGACTTAAATCAAATGCAGTGTTCATGTTAGCCATTTGTCTATTAGCAGCAGCTATTTCTGCATTATATGCAGTAGTATTGATTGCACTTGTAATATCGTTTCCTACATTACATAATTGATTAGATAATGAATAAATACCATCTCTAGTTCCCTCTAATTGATTACTTAGATGTAATGTATCGAATCCATTATTAGTGTTAGTCATAATTTCTTTTTGACCATTGCTTAGCCAAGCATAGCCATCATCGAAACTATTTCCACCAAAGAATCCGTTTCCATTTCCGTTGTTTCCCCATCCAAATAATGCAAATAGTAAAACAATCCAAATCCATGAACCATCTCCACACCCAAATCCGCTATTACCATTCATCATAGGATAAACTGGATAAGGATATGCCCCATTGTTAGTAGCTAATTCTACAGTTGGTTGTATACCTCCGTTCATAATCATTCTCCTTTCTGTATATTTAAGTTGCTAGTAAACTTATTGAGAAGTACCTACAACTAGCATAAATACCCCTCAATAAGGCTACTAGCCTTATTTTTGATTAAACATACTCATCATATTATCCCATTGTTGACGTTGTTGTGGATTGAACCCATTTACTGTTTCGTTTAGTAAATCATTTGGATTGTTATTCTTTCTTGCTTCTTGGTATTTTTTGAATGCTTGTGGATTTGTTCTTTTTAATTGATTTTCCAGTTGTTTCATCATCCCCTGTGGTATCTGCTGCATCTTGTTCTGTAACAACATTTGTAACATCTGCATCATTATTTATCATTCCTTTCAATTCTTCTATTTGTGATTGTAAATATTCTATTTGTATGTCTTTTTCATCTTTAGGCATAATTTCATTTAGTTCATATGTTTTAATTTCTCCTTTAATATTTTTTAACCATAATACAGACATATCTTTACTAAAAAATGGTGTATCATAATAAACCGATTCTTTAATAACATCATTAATTGTATTTGCATATCTTATTGTATGATTATTTGTTGGTGCTAATTGAAACGTCTGATTAATTGCTGGTTGTTGATTATTTTTTATTTGTTCTTTCATTTGTTGCAGTTGATTGATTTGACTATCAATTTGTTCATACATATTTTGTTGATTTCCATAGTTCCTTACATAAGAATTGTTATACATATTGTTTCCTCCTTAAACGATAAAAAGAGATGTACAATTCCCTAAAATGTGTTTTAAACAAATTAACGAAATACATCTCCTTTCAATACAACATTTCTTGTTGTGCTTAAATTATCGCATAAAAAAAGAACTCGGTCTCGCCGAGTTCACGTCTAATTTTCGCCACATTATAGCCACATTTTCGTCATAGTACTTTCAGAATCTTCTTTTTTATCTTTTCTAGTTCTCTACTAATCGTTCTTTCACTTACATTTTCTAGCATTGCCATTTTAGTTATACTATATTCCATTAAACGATATTCAAATAATCTTTCTTGCATTTCAGTTAGTATTAATCTACTTTTAAGTTCATCTGCCTCTTGTCTAGTAAATTCTAATTTTAACATAGTTACCTACTTATCTTGTTATTATATATACAATAAATCCTATAACAGTAAGTACATATGCAGCAAATGTAATAAGCCACATTTTAAAAAACAATTTACTACCACCATTTATTGTATGTAATAATTCTAAAGCACCTGTATTTCTATCTATTTTTCCTTTATTTTCATTTATTTTTTTTTCGTTATCTTTTATCTTTTTTTCTAAATGCTCAAGTTCTTTACTCATTCTAATCACTCCATTTCGTAAATTATAGCAAAGTATAAAAAAAACAGCAAGATAATTCTTGCTGTCTTATTTATTTTTCATTTCATCTTTTAATACTGCTATTTCACTTTCGACTTTATACATTCTATCTATTAGATTATTATGTTTATTAACTTTATCCTCTAATTGATCTATTCTATAAGCCATTAAAGCATTTGTCTTTTTGTTGCTTAATACTGTTGCTATCACACTTGGAACTGCAACGGATAATCCACTTATTATTGCTGTTACTATCATTTTATCTTGTCCTTTCTTTTTCTTTTACTCCAAATTTGAATATGTAACCATCTCTAGTTCTTATTTCATAATAGTTATACTCTGAATTGTATGATATATAAAATATTTGTGTGTTTATGCTTACATTTATTATTTCTAATATTTCGTGAGGCTCAAGACAATAGTTTCTTTCTTCTAAATATTGTTGTATTTCATAACTGTACACTATTATAACAATCCTGTTTTATAGCCTATTACATATATAGGAATAAGCCTTCCATTATCTGTTGAAGCATTACTTGTATTTGTTCTTTGAAAATATGCAGTTCCTGCTGTATATGAAGTGTCACTAGTATAAGTTAATTCTCTCATAGAATTATAACCATAGGCATTAACACCAATTGAACCAAATGTAAGTCTAGTATTATTACCTTTAAATATTTTATAACTTAACACGCCATCTACATCTGCTGCTACTTTATAAAATATTTCTAACATATCATAATCATCACTACTTAATGTTATTGTTGTTCCTGCAGACATACTAGATGTAGGACTTGAATTTGTCCACAATATAGTTCCACCAAATGCTTTGTTTGAATAATCACAACTATAAGCGTCTGTAGTACTGTTATTTCGTTGATTTACTACTGATGCTGCTACTGGTGTTGTTTCGCTTGTTTTCTTTATCATAATATCCCTCCTTAACTAGATTTAGTATATTCTACTGTAGCGTATATAGTAGAGTCGCTATATATGTTAGAACCAACAAAAAATTGTATTCTAGTTTGACTTTTATTTACACCTCTACAATCAAAACAATAATTTCCGCCAGAAGAAGTATTATAAGTAAATCCTTGCCATATTGTTCCAGCAGAACTTATTAAAAATGTATGTGACTTATCAATCATAATTGTATCCAAATTAGTAAAATCAAATGTAAAATTTACTTCTCCAGAAGTCGTTGGATAATATGTAAATGTTCTTCTATATATTTTTTTCCCGTCTATCCATCTTTTTCCTGTATCAACTTCAGTAGCAGAATAATCGTTTACTTCTTCCCATCCTACTGGTATTGTACTTCCTGTATATTCTACTTGTGTTCCTACTGGCATACTATCTAATGCTTCTACATATACTTCTTCTAAATTACCCGTTTCTGGATTTCTTGCTTTCATTTATTTTTCCTCCTTAATCCATTGATATAACTATATAATCTACCCATAATTGACTATCACTAGAGTTAATTTGTAGTGTAAGGTCACATCCTGTATTTGTAGCATTTGTTGTTACAGATGCTATATCCCCATAATAACCTTTTGACCTTGATGTTCCCATTTTACTAATTACTATTGGTACATTTGTGTATGTATTATCAAATGTTATGCTTTTATATTTGTATGTTTTATCACTGCCAAATGAGAAACTTGTCATGTCGCTAGCATATATTCTTCCTTTTTCCATTATTCTATTTTGTGCTAGTCCATTTACATAATTTGCACTATACCCTGTTGCTATGCTTTGACTATACACATTTGTTATATATGTTCCTCGTGGGGATAAATCGTTACTTTCAATTTGCAATTTAGTATCTTCTGTTGGTGTATCTGTTCCTACTACGATTAAATCATCAGAGCCATCACCAACACATACTAATTCTGTTCCATCATAAGCATAGACAGTTTGGCTATCAAATAGAATATATAATATTCCACTTAATGGAGCACTTCCTGTTGTTCCCCATGTATCGGTTGCAGTGGCAGTATATAATAAATTAGTTGTTGTGTTGTAGTATATATCACCTGTACTACATTCTGCTGGTGCTGTATCACTTACTGCTAATAATGCTACGTCTGATAGTTTGTTATCGTCTACATATTTTTTAGTTGCTGGATGGTAATTTGATGTTGGAGTATATGAAGCAGTATTTGTTTTTGATAAATAATCTGCTGCTTCTAATCTTTCGTTTTTTAAACGTGTTACACTAATTGAACTTATAGTATACGTTTTATTTGTTGAATTTACGGAGCAAACACACATTATATATAGATTATCTCCATTTTCATTTAAATAATTTACACTATATAAATTTTCTGAAGAAAAAACAACTCTTGTTACCGAATTAGACCTTGTATAATAATCTGATGTTACTGCTCTAAAATCTATTAAATTTAGTTTAATGGCTGCTACATAACTTCCTGCTGCCGCAGATTCTTGTCCCATAGTCCTTATTTTTATCCAAAGTTCATTATTTTCATTTCCTTCAAATGCAAATTTTTCCATAAATTGTTTTAAAACTGTGTTATTTCCACTTGAAGTTATTGCGTAAGATGTTCCGTAAGTATAAGAAGTCATTGCATCTGATAAATAAAAGATTTCTTTTTCACCTAATCCTTGCAATGAATCATATACACATTTAGCACTAGGATATTGTGTATCTGTACTTGCATTTGATAAACTTGTTACTTTATTTGTTGTATCTTCTTTACCACTTAATGCATTATTTAAGTCTGTTTGATCACTTAATGTACCAGTTATATTACCCCAGTTAGCGCTTGTTTGTGTATTTGATATAACACCATTAGTTATATCTATACCTGTTCCTGCTGTATAAGTAGTATCAGTAAATACTGCATCTGCTGGTACATCACATCCTACAGTATGATTATTTACTTTCTCTGCATTATCTACTATTCCATTATCGTTAGTATCATATGTAGATTTAAGCATATCTCCTGAACCTTGCCCATCTTCTCCATCTCTTATTTCTGCAGTTGTTGTTCCATCTTTATCTGTAATAGTTATAGTTGCTACTTTTCCAGATTTAGTTACTGTTGCTGTAGGACTGTATCCATCTTGTCCGTCTTGGCCATCTTGACCATCTTGACCATCAACACCATCTGTACCATCAGATATACTTGCTGTAGTAGTTCCATCTTTATCAGTTATTGTAATTGTTGCTGTATCTCCAGTCTTACTTACATTAGCTATTGGACTGAATCCATCTTCTCCATCTTCACCATTAAAATAACCAGTTTCTAGTTTGTATTCCATGTCTTCATATAAAGCTATTCTATTAGCTTCATTTTCTTGTCTTACTACTTCATTAGCTCTTCTTTCTGCTTCTGCTTCTTTATAACCTGGAATATAGTTAATATCTGGTAAAGTTGCATTTAATCTTGGAGTACTACTAACACTAGTATTTATTGATTCTGGTTGACTAACGCTGGTATTTATTGTAGCTTCATCGTTTATTAAAACTGCCATTATACCACCTCATTCACTGTTTGAGTTGCTACTTCCTTTAATCTTAATGTTCCAACCATAAGTGTTTGTTTTATTTCATCTGTTCCAACACCTGGACTTACTATTTCTACATCAAAGAAATAATCATAATCAACTTTCATATCATCTGTATCAGTTGCTTTTATTAATATGTTATATGTTTTTACATTGTCTTCATCGCTTACTAAAGTTATTCCGTTACTTGTTGTTATTCCACCACTTGTTACAAGATATTTTTGTAATACATATCTTTTATCACTAGAATTGTTTTTAACAGTAAAAAAGACTTTACTAATATCTAGATCATAATCTGTTATAGTAAAGTCTCTTGAATATGTATCGCCTTTTCTAAATTCAAATAATACGTTTTCTATCATATTACTCACCCTCTTCTTCAGTAGGGAAATCAAATTTTAATAACACAATTTTAAAATCTATATCAGGTAAATCATTAAATCTAACTTCTCCTGGATCTTCAGATAATTTTCTTAAATAAACATTATTGAAATATACCGTTATACTATTAGCTGCTAATGAAACAGAACAAGGGACTGCTCCTGTTACAGTACTATTAGTAGTCATTACTGATCCTGTACTCCATAATGGATATTGAACACCTGAATGTTGAACCATAATACTTAATATAATACAATTTTCTTTTGTATAACCAGTTGGATAATCAAGTGTTACTTGTTCTGAACTTTTTCCTTCTTCATATTCTATAGAACCAGTTACTACGGCATAATCATCTTTTAAATATACTTCCGTTTTTGATGCTTTTGTTGCTAACAAAGTATCTGTTTCTGTTTTAGTGTAATAGTAATCAGCACTTAAAAATGCATTTGCCCATTCTTCTTCAGTACCTGTGTAACCATTTTGTACGGCTATTTCATATGCAGAATAACCTCTTTCCCCTTTATAAGCTAATTGTCCTCTTAACATATTCATTCCTCCTAACTTTCATCAGCTTCTGGATATACGATTATTTTCTTTGCACCTTCGTCATCCATTCCTATTACTGTTGTTGTATCATTTAACACTATGTCATACCAATAAGTTTGTTTCTTATTAGCTAGTGGAAACTTTTTCATTAGTGCTTCTGTAAGCGGAATCTCTGGTGTTTCAGTAGGTTCTGTATATCCTAAGTCTCTGATTGTATAATCTAATCTAAATATTTCTTGTTTTGTGTATCCTTTTTTATTGAATACTACAAGTGAAATATTATCATCTAATCCAAATTCATAATTTTCTTCCTCTTCTGTTTCAAAATTATAAATTGGAAAATAAAAACACAGTCTATTGTACTGTGATTTTGGTGTGTCGCCTCTAGTGATGTGTAATGTTGTTTGATCTTCATCAATTCTTATCATTTTATTCCTCCTAACTTGTCTTTGTATATTCTAATACTACAAATGCTGAAAAACTGCTTCTATCTTTACCTACGTTAATTCTAAATGTTGTGCTTGTTGCAGCATCTATAGTTATAGAACCATCTAATTGGTTTGTAAATCCGCTGGAAATTGTATCTGGATGTATCCATGTAATAGGGTTATGTTGTGAATCTCCTGATTCTATATATGATTTTGAAGTATTTATCCAAATAGAATTAACACTAGAAATATTATGATTATATAAATATCTACCTGCTGCGTTTGGTAAAGATGACACATATATACAAGTTCTATAAACATTACGTTCTATCCCATTTTCATCCTCTACAGTTATATTTGTTAATGTCTCTGTAGTAGAATATACGTCTGAATTACTATTAGCATCCCACTGGTTTATTTTAGCTTGTGTTATTGTATCCAAAATACTTTTGTTACTATGTGTATGTATTGATGTTTTATCTTCATCTGTAAAATCATTACTTGATAATCCTTTACCTGATACTTTATCAACTTTATTACTATCTAAGCTTCCTAAAGCAGCTGTAATAATTTTGTTTTGTACAGGATGTGTTGATGTAGACGAAAGGAAATCATCAATTATTATGTCTTGTTTCAATTCATCTACATCGTCTTCTAGTCCTGATATAGCTCCTAGTTTATATCTTCTTTCTACATCTTCTGGAGTTCTAACACCGTTTAAATCTTGTTTTCTACTTATCATTTAACATACACCCTTCCATTATGTGTGGTAAATCCCATATCTTTATATAGTTTTTGTTTTTCATCTGAACTCATTTTTGAATTTGCTATATAATCGGCTATCTGTTTATCATATGATTTAAATCCTGCATACTTAACAAGTTTGTATTTATCTAATAGTGACAAGTTTCTACTTTGAATGTATTGTGCTATTTGTTTATCGTAAGCAGTATAACTAGAATACTTAGATTTTGCTAGTAACGCTTTTTGAACTGCTGATAGTTTTAAACTTTGAATATATTGTAATGTTTCATATTTTCTCGAATTAGTTTTTGTTCTTCCTTTAGATTCATCAAATTCGCCATCAAAGTCTTGTGAATCAAATTTTATAAATTCTTTCATTGGAATACCAGCATTTAGAATATTATTCAATTCTTTTTCACTAGAATAGTAATTACCATACAAATATGATAACTGTTTATTCGATAAATCGCTATTTAATAGATAATTTGTGATGCTTCTTCTTTTCGTATCTTTATTAGTATTATCTATACTTCCTTTTAATAAGTAATAATCTTTTACATCTCCTATTTTGCTATATTCATATGCCTTTTCATAAGACTTAGATAAATCTAAACCTGTAACGTCTTTTTTAGCAATATTGTAGGCATAATTAACTATATTCTTAACTACATCAGCTTTTTCTGTATCATTCATTTCTTTATATTCATCTGTATTTATTAATTTCTTCATAGACTTCTCTATAATGTCTCCAGATATTTTTTGATATTCTGCTATTTCTTTAGTATTTAATACAACTTTTTCATTCTTAGAATTTATATAATATGGTGCAACTCTTGGCATCACATCTTTTTCACCAGTTGATTCATATAGTCTATAAATCTCTTTAGCACCATCACTTATATTTTCTGTATTAACATTTGCTGGATTTAAGAATACATTGAATATATTATTTTTTCCACCAAATTTTTGGACTTCTCTACCCATAGTATCAACTTTAGGTGCAAGAGTTTGACTTAATCCTGGTAGTTTTGCTTTAAACTTATTAACCGCTGTTTGCAATGGTTGTTCATATTCAAACGTTTGTCTTTGAGTTCCATCTACCATATCAGTAACTTGTTTTAAAAATGTTGGTATAGACCTCGCTGGTAAATCTAATACCACATTTTCTATTCCTGAAGCAATACCTTTATTATTTGTTAATACTTCATTAACACTTTGTAAGAATGATTGCTCTAATAATATGCTACTAGCACTATCTAGTGAACTTAAAATAGCTTCCCCAAGTGCCACTTGTTTATTATCTTTTTTCTTTTCAACGTTAGCCATAATAGAGAACGGTGCTGCTATAGGTTGTGCCCAATCATATGTAAATGATTTATCACCTATTTTAATTGAATAAGAATTAACCCCTAAAGCATTTTTCAAGAAATCTTTAGTATCTTTATCATCATCACTTTCTCCAGTGATAACTCCACTCTTAGCAAGTGCTGCACCTAGAACGTATAACATAGTACCTGCTGTTGCTTTGCCTAAGTCTTGTACAAATTTATGCTGCATTTGTGAAGTAAATTGACCATTATTTAAAGCTTTTCTTAAATTGTTTCCTTCTACTAAAGCATTTACTAACCCTACTGGAGAATAATCTACTATTGCTTTTGTTAAGTTTGCTGGAGTTTTAGCAAATGGTATTAGTACATCACCTAAACCATATCCATTGACTCCTGGTATTTTAACTTTATTCAATCCTTTTCTTACATTTAATACGAATCTTGTATAGTTATTGTTATCATTCCATGTTCTTTGTAACGCTTCTGATCTAGCAATATCTATCATCTCTTGAGTTATCTCAGTAGTATTATTTAACTTCATTTGATTTTTTAAAGAGTTTTCAAACGCAGCTTCACTAAATACTCTATCTCCTACATCCATTACATAGTTAAGCATTCCATCTACTGCATTTAAACTTTTGCCCATAAGATTTTCATTGCTGAAAGATTTACCTTCACCTATTTCAAATCTATTACCTTCCATGTCACGAGTATTTATACCTTTTCTATAATCATTAGTTGCTTCACGAGCACCCCTTTTCATACCTTCTAACATTGCTTTTACATTTGTTGTTCCTGTTGTCCTTACTCCAGATTTTTTTGCTATTAGTTTATCTGCATATGAAGCAAACAAATCGCTAAACGAATTGACTGGCATTATTATTGCGTTTCCTGCTACATTTCTTACTTGTGTCTTAGGATTAAACAACATTGATATTCTCATCCACGATTTAATCTTTCTACCTTTTTCTGCAGGTAATTTGTCAGTCATCATCTTTTGAATTTCTGCTAGTTTGACTCTCTTTTCATATCCATCTTCCATTTTAGATATCTCTTGCATATTATCCATAATGAATTGCACTTCGCTTGGCTTTAATTCAAAATCTCCTCTGTGTCTATCAATCCAGTCTTTAGATTTATTTTTAATCATATTGTCGTATGCTTCTGATAATTCACTTTGCGCATATGCTACCATTCCCTCTGGTGTCATTCGTTCCATTATGTTAAATGCTTGTACTGTTTGCCCAGCTTTAGTACCAATATCACGCATTTTCTTAGCAACTTCTACCATACCTTGAGTATCTCCTCTATCAGCATATTGTTTTAACAATATCCATCCTTCTGCTACATCTGTGGCTGTTGCATCTTTAGAGTCGCTTCTAAACCATCTATTAGCTTCGTACGCTCCATCTTTATTTAATTTTTCATATGCTCTTTCTAGTGATTCTTTATTAGTTACTTTATCATATGTTTTAACTTCTTGATCGCTTAATATTGCTTTTTTATTTTTAGTATCAAGCATATCTGTTTTGTATAAAATATTATCAAAGAATTGACTATCACCATCATTTGATTTATTTCTATTTTTTGTTGGTAAATTTGGTGTAGTATCAGCGTCTTCTTGTGTTAGCTGTGATATCTCATTAGGATTCATTGTTTTATTTGTTTTAGGTACGTTTATTGTGTTATTATCGATATTTTCTTGCATAGGTGCATTATTATTTTGAGTTGGTATAATTTGACTTTGTTGGTTATTTGTGTTATTATTATCGATATAAGAACTTGTACCGCTGTTCGTTTCGGACGTTGGGATAGGGCTCATTTGAGTATTATCCGCAGTGGCAGAGTTCTTTTTTTGTTTCCACATTGTTTGTACCTCTAAGTTATGTTTTTTATCAGAAACGTAGTTTACTAAATAATAATTATCACCTATCTGTTTTTTAAAAGTTAGCGATGGTTTCCCTTCATTTGTATCATAGCCTTTTTCTACTGAATCATATTTTGATACTATTTCTGGTATCAATTCAAAGTCGCTATTTGTTACAGGGACTTGTCCTCTTAACACTTCTTTTGATGTGCCGTGTTTTTTCAAAATATGTTTTATATTATCTGCTTTAAGAGAAATATTATAATTTTTTAAATCTATTCCCACAGCAGATTTTATTTTATTAGATAGATTCTCACTTATTTTTCCAAAATATAATTTTGCATTGTTTGGAACAGACTTAATATTTTTAACAAAATTAGAAACATCTGACATATTTTTCACTACTTGTATTTTACTATTTTTAAAATTGTCTACTTCCTTATTTGAATACTCTAAAATATTGTTATCATTATTTTGCAATTTTTGTGTTTCATTCAACACTCCACTATTTTGTAATGTTTCTTCATAATCAACATTTGATTTAGTCTTCATTGATTTATTATATTCATTATAAAAACTTTCTTTAATAGCTTTTTTCTCAGCATCAGTTAATTTAGAACCTTTTTCTTGTTCTGCTGATTTGTTTAAATAATCTATTTGCTTATTTAAATTTAATTGTTGACTAACAGCTCCAGGCGCATTCATTACACCTGCTGATAAAGCCCCTAAGAAACCAGCATATAGGTTTTGTTTATCAATAAAACTAGATGAATCCCATGATTCGCCTATTGATTTGTGGTCTAGTAAGAAAGCTTGTACTTTTGGGTCTAGCCACTCTTGGACATATTCTTCACCAAATTCTGATACCATGTCTGCTGTTATTGATGCCAACACTGGATTAGACATAAATTTGCTTGTAAATTTTTCCCCTATTTTTTTTGCTACTGGAGATTTACCCATTACTGCAGAAGCACCACCTAATAGTTTTCCAACTCCTAATTCTAATCCTGCATTTACTAAAGCGTAAGTTGCTGCGCTACTTTCATCATGCCCTTCTAACAATGCTTGATTTTTTGCATTTGCATAAGTATTTGTAAAGAATACACCACTACCTAATCCGCCTGATATGGTTCCTGCGGCAATACCTGGTACCATGTTACCTACACTTTGTGATACGTCTGAATATGCCTTATATATTTTACTATCAGATTTTTCTCTAAACTCTGATGCTCTTATATCGTTATAAGTAGGAAGTGAAATGATATTCCCGTTTGCATCTTCAAATTTGTTGTTTTGGAACGGCGTTAATGCATTATCTAATCCAGACATAAATGGGCTTGTATATTTGCCACTATTGGATGTGTCTTCTCTACTCTTAGCAACATTTTTGCTATATTCTAATACTGCGTTCTTTTTTAATATTCTGTCTTTAAAATCTTTTAATTCTTTAGAATCTTTAATGTTCTCATCATACGCTTTTTGTTGTCTTTCAGTTTCTTTTGTTATTGCTTCTTTTCTTTTTTCTTTATTCTCATATACTGGTCTTCCTTCAGTAAGAGAAGTGTTCTCTGGAGATAAAGGAATATCTATTCTATTCTTATTAGTAGGCTTTGATTTTTCAGCTAATTTTACATACAAAGGTAATTTTTCATTTCTTTCACTAACAGATTTTTCTGTAGGTTTTTCAAACTCATTATATTTTATGCCAACATCAAATCCGCCTTGTTTGTTTGCATAATCTATTCCTAATTTGCTACCTTTGTTTAGTAGTGAAGCTCTATCTTTATTTGTTTTTTCTACTGATTTTTCATATTCTTTTTCTTGCTCTTTGTAACTTTTTTGATTAGTGTAAGCGTATTGTTGGATATCATTAAAAGATTTGATATCATCTATTCCAATAGTAGAACTAGAAGAACTTATTGGATCTAGTATTTGTTTTGCAACAAAGTTATAATTGTCAGAACTTACTATACCTGATGGTTGTTTTACCTCTTGGTCTTTTTTCTTCCTTTTTTTCATTAATTCGTTGTGTTCTTTAACACTTATTATTCCTGAAGCCATATTATGCCTCCATTCTATTTTTTCTTTTTAGCTGCGTTTTTATACTCATTTGTTACATTTACATAGTGGTTTTCATCCCAAACATAATAGTTGCCACCTGCACTCCAAATGTTTTTATCACCTTTTATGCCATTCATAGTTCCTATATCCGCCAATTTTGTGCCAGTTTTTGTCAGTTTAGTATTATTTATATATCTTGGTTGGTAATCTGCTCCTGTTGTTGATTTAAAGTAGTAATCTCCTAATGCTTGAGTACTAGCATCGTTGCCAAAATCATCTGTGCCAGCGTCTGTGAAAGGCATTGAATATGCTCCACTTCCACCACTAGATTTTGATTTTGATAAATTATATTGTTTTTGCCATTGTGCATCTGCAACAGCATCTCTTTCTTTTTGATACTCGAACGCTTTTTCTTTATTAATTTGTTGTAATACGTCATTCCATCTTGAGTAATATGTATTTTCTAAATTATTTACCTCATTTAATCTAGTCTTAATTAGATCATTTTTATATTGGAAACCTTGTAATGCTAATTCTAATTTTGTTTGCAATGTATTATGTGCTAGTTCTGCTAGTGTTGCATTATTAGCAAGTTGTGCTTCTTTAATTGAATCATCATACTCTGCTACTGCTCTATTGTATGATTCTCTAGCTGTTGCAACTCTATTTTGATAAGCATTATACATACTTACTCTTGAAGACTCTGCATATCCTGTACCCAGTAAACCATTTTGTGCCATTTGTTCCGCATTTACACCATAGTTGTTCACTTGTTTAGCATAATCTTGATATGCACCTTTTTGTTCTTTTGTATAATCTTGTTTTGCCCAGTCTTTTTGTTGTTCTATTCTATCTATCGCTAGATCTGTTTTTTGTTGTTGTAGTTCTTGTTGTTTATTTCCATAATTCTCTGCTTCTTTTGCTAGATTATCATAGTATTGTTGAGACTGATTTATCATATTGTTATATGTATTGTTGACTTCGTTTAATCTTGTTTGTTTTTCATTATTAACTTGTTGAAATCTTTGGTCATTATAATCTATATTCACTTGTTATCACCTCTTTACATAACTTCCTACATATGCTTCTAATGTGTTTGAATATAAGCTAAATGGTTTAGTTGAATAAAACTTAATTTGTACGCTCTTCCATTTTTTCTTTTTCTTCTTAGAAACTATATAGCCTTTTTTATTTTTATATTTCTTTATTAATTGGAAGTCTTTATTATCAGTTCTTACATATACCAATAATTCTTCGCCTTCCATATCAATTACAAATCCTTTTTTATTCATTGTCTTTTGATATTGAGGATAATTAAATTCATCTTCTATAGTAGTCCAATAACTTTCTATATTTGTATCTGTTTTAGTAAATGTATATATATCTTTTCCTGATGTCATATACAAAATATCGTTTTTAACTACTGCACCACTTATGTCTTTATCAAATTCAAAATAAAACCACTCGTATTCATAGTGGTTATTTATTGGTGTTAGTGTGTTACCATCTGCTAAATATACTTTATTACCCATTATTGTAAATAAGTAACCTGCATATTCTATTAAATCCATTTCTTTATATTTCTCTTCATTTAATAATCTTGAATCTACTAACGAACTTCTATGTAATAGCACTTGTTCTGTTGTTACATCTCCAGTAATTGATTCTAGCCCTTTATCACTAAAGAACACTATACTATCATTGAAGTTTATTCCTTTTGCCATACATCCTGTTGAAATACTTGAATGTGTACTAGGATATATCTTTCCATGTTCTGAATCTATTGTCGGATTATGGTAAAAAATCGTAGTATTACTTTGTGAAGGCTCTTTTAATACCCATAAAGCGTTATTTCCTGCTACTAATGATTTTACCTTACTATCACTAGAACCTTCCTCGTAATAGTCTGTATCACTAAAATATGATGGATCATTTAGACCACAATGGAATAATACATTAGGATAATTTGAATTACCACTAAAAAATACTCTATTATCAAATGTTTCTATTAAAGTACAATTTAGTACTCTTTCTTTATATCCTTCTACATATTTCTTAAACTGAATAACTACATTATCTTGTCCTGGAGTAAGTGGCTCTGCTGGAGCTGTAGTAAATGTTACTTTACCAGTTTCATAGTTTGGAGTAAATCCACTAGTTAATTCTGTATCATTTACCCATACTCTTGGAGTATAATCATCATCCATTGATTCAACATCTAGTTTATATTCTGTTGATGTTCCGTCTGCACAGAATGAGTTTTTTCTATAATCAGATAACATATTTACATCTTCATATATTGCTCCACCACCTAATGGTGCTCTACTGATTGATGTTGTTGGTATATATCCTACAACACTCGCTACAGTAGTTCCATCATATACTAGGTAATTTGTAGCATCTGATATATATAATTTATCGTTATATATAAAATATAAGCTCTTATGCTCTGCCATACTTGAATATATTACTGTATCATCTTTATATAATTTAGTACCGCTATGTACTATTTTATGAGTAGTACCATTTATTGTATAGAAATATAAACCATATATTGCATCTTCATATGTTTTAACTAATTCTAAGTCTGGTCTTGTTTCTATACATCTGCCATTAGAAGAACGATAGTTTTTCCAAACATTTAATGCGTTTGGGCTATGATTTAGTGATACCTCATCACCTCTATTAGAAAAATCTACTCCACTAAAGTTTCGATAGTTTCTAGTTATTAATGTTCCACTTATTTGTGCCATTAGATACCTCCGTCAATATATACCTCTTGAGTCGCATATCTTGGATCTAATCGTTCTAACATTTCTTTATATCTATTTGCATATACAGCACCATATTGGCTTGATACATCGCTTTTAAGCATATCTGCTGCTACTCCGTAAGGAATAATCTCTAATACATCTTGTGATTGTTCAAATTTATATGCATCATCTTCTGTATCTTCTGTTATTCTCTTTGGATATTTATAATAGAATACTCTTGCAGTTCCATCTTCTAAAAATGTAACCATATCTAAATCTACTTCATATTTAACATCTTTTATTGTAGATAATTGATACATATCAGATGCTATGTCTGTAAATTTCATAACTTGTCCTTCTGTTACATCCATAGTAGTGTGTTCTGGTATTTTCTTTATTCTAGCCATTTCATTTTGTATTTGATTAATACAATCGTTTATTTTTGCTGCATAGTCTTCATCTTCTGTTAGATCATCTTCGTCTTCTGCATATTCCTCTATTAGTTTATAAATTTTAGCTTTCATTTCTTCTAAAGACATTTAAATCACTCTCCTATTCTTTTGGATTCATATCTGAATTATTTTTATATATCTTTTTGATTGCTTTTATTTCTTCTTCCAAATCTTTCATCTTGTAAACAGGTACATTAGGAATTATATAACCATCTAATTCATTCCATATAAGAATTGTTCCTTCTGGTAGTTCTTGTACCATTTTGCTATCTTCTGTACTCTTTATTCCGTTAAATTCTTGTTCTGCATGAATTGTGGTAGTAAATACTAAATCTTTTAATGTTTGATGTACTCTTCCATCTTCTGTTTTTTCATCAAACTCCATATCCTTTGTTACTGTTCTTCCATAATGTTGTTTTAAACTTGGTTGCACGATAAATAATTCATTATTCATATTTTTCATCCTTTCTTAGCCATGTTTTCAGGAGTTGCACCTGAATTACTCTTAACATGATAAAAAGAGCCCTAAGGCTCTTAAATTACATTGCAGTCTTGATTACATAGATTTCATCAGGTCTAACAATTTTAGCACCGAATACATAAAGTCCTTTTAATGCATCTTGGAAAGCATCTTGTGGTCTAAATGCTTCTACTTTATCAATTTGTTCAGCAAATGCAATAGCTTTATCAGTTCTTAATACATTGTAATATGTATCATCACTAGATCCAGTTCCTACTTTACCAGTTGGTAGTAAGTTTTCAATGCATACATAAGCATTGTTGATTTTACCAACAGCACCTTTTTTAAGTACTTCTGGGTTATCAGTTGATAATTCAGTTAATGCTTGTCTATAGATAGTGAACACTTTAGGTGCTACTTCTAAGTAGAATGTATCGTTTACTCTACAGTTTTTACCATATAAGTATGCAAATCCATCTTCTACTGCTGCAACTGCATTAGCTTTAGTTAATGAAATAACTGTAGAACTTTGTCCGATTGGATTACCTCCATCTTCTACTGCTGCTTCAATTAATGATGCAACATATTTATCTCCTTCTTCAGCAAGTCCTAATGAAGCTTGACGAGAAGCATCTTCCATTAATCCAGGAACTGATTGAGCTTTATCAATATCTTCTACTTCAAAGTTGAAATATCTGTATTGATTTAATTGTAGTGTTAAGCTTCCATCAGTTAATCCTTCTAGTGTTAATGGTGTACCAGGACTATAAGTTCTAATAGTTGGTCTAGTTACACTTAATATTTTTACCTCTTTAGCATTTTTTGAATCTTTTTCATATTGGAAATCACAGTGATTTCTTAATGAAGTGATAGTTTTTAATTCTTTTTGAATTGCTTTACTCCAAATTGTTTGTTGGAAATTTGATACTGCCATTTAAATCATCTCCTTTTCTTTCTTTTATGGCATTCTAGTAGTAGTTTTTAGGAGCGTTTTTAAGCATTGATTTCCTTGCTATTTCATAAACTTCTGGATCATCTAAATCTTCTTCAGTTAATTTTGAAATCTCTTCCATAGTATAGAAATCTTTTTTAGCTTTAGTTTCGTTCTTCATACTACCTATTTCTTTTATTTCTTTTTTTGGTTTAGTACTTAGATACATTTCCCATTTTTCTTTTAAAGATAGATTAGGATTTAACTTCTTCTCATATTCTTTAAATTCATCAGTAAATACTTCCTCTTTGCTAACACCGATTGAAGACAACTCTTTCATTTCTTCTATTTCTTTCATTTTTGATGTTAAGCGCTCTAAAGTAAGTTTTTCCCTTTGAGTCATATCTTTTCCTAAATTTGCTAATCTATCTCCCTCTTCTTTTATTTCTCTTTCTCCTAAAGAAATAATGTCATCGGCATCCTTATCAGCAAGTATCCTAATATCATCATCTGAATATCTAGGATCTACATCAGGTATATCTATACCTTGTTCTTTGTAGTAATCATTTAATTTGCTAGTTGCTTCTTCTACACTTGAAGTTCCTAAACCAGCATTTAAAATGTTTTCTAGTTTTGAGTACTTCTTTTCATACTCTCTGCGAAGTTTTGCCTCTCTACGTTTGAACTTAGCATCAAATCTTTCATTGAACTCGTCCTCTGTATAGATTTTTTCTGGCTCTTCCTTTACAGGTTCTGTTACTTCTTCTGTTTCCTCTACTGGTTCTGTTTCTACTTCCTCAGTATCAGCGGTATCAGTAAATTCTATACCTTCTTCAGTTTCTTCTGTAGTTTCCTCTACGTTTTCAGCT